GTTCAGTAAAGAGGCGTGCAAACTGTGCTTGTGCTGCACGTACCTGAGTATCAAAGCCAGCCTGTAGCGCTTGAACTCCACGACCTGTGATGATGGAAGCATCAACGTTACCGCTACGTACTTCTGGGTAGCGAGCGCCAAGACGAAGTTCACGTTCTAGAACACCAGACTCTGTGAATACTCCAGGTGGCAGTTCTAGCGGTACACGACGAATTGCCTGTGGATTAGCTGAACGCATAATGGAGTCAGGACCAAGCGCAAGTTCTTGTACATCTTGCGGAATAGCAATAGGTGCCTGAATAGATTTTTCTGCTGCTTGGATTTGCAATACTGCAAAGCGAGCGCGTGCGAGTTGCACTGCCAAGATATCATCGAACTGACCGCGTGCTTCACCGTCAAGAGATGAGCGAACCGCAACGCGAGCCATACATTTGCCTGTTGGGTTAGGCAAGTTAGATAGAACAAGGTTCTCGCGATCTGGCAAGAAGACAACATCTTGGTCTTTGTCGTGATAACGAACCATTGAGATATAAGGGCTGCCCATTGTGAAAGAAGTCTTGGGCATAATCTGTGATGCAAACTCTGGATACTGCGATGCCAATGTTTCAGCATCGGTCTGGATAACCTGAGTCAAAGAAATCGTACGACCGAATCTGTCAATCTCTGGGTAAACGCCAAATGGATTGAGCAAGCGGATACGTGGGTTGTTTGTCTCGTAATCCATCTCTACGATTGCTGGCAACATACCGTAGGTATTGAACCAGTCAGCGCCGTTGTACATCTGAATCTGTAGTTCAGAACCTGAGATGTAATAGTTAGCGATACGAGTTCTAGTATCTGCAGCCTTGCGTGCGCTATCGGAAACCATATTGGTGGCAGCGCAGTTGAAGGATGGAAGCGGAGCCATAACCTCAGCGAGGTCACGAGCTGCTACGTCAACGAAGTTAGCAACGAGAGGCTTGGGATATTCCTCTGAAAACATCGCAGGATAAACCTTGCTAATGTCACCTTGACGTACTGATAGCACGTCGCGCATACGCTGGTCGCGGGCAGCGTACTTCGTTTGAAGACGCGATACCTTAGCGACTACCTCTTTGACTGTAAGCACTTGGTTCTCCTAGATGAACTGTCTGTCTTTTTCGGCAAGCAGTTCATCGATATTGATGACCATTCGCTTGCCTTCTTCATAACGTGATAAAAATGGATTCTTGAGATGGTGTGTCTGGTGAATGCCTTGGTTGAGCCACTCACGTACTTTGATTTCACAGAACCAGAGAGCCATCACCATATCGGTCTTACCTTTGGTCGTAGGCGACCAGGTAATAAGTTGTTCTATGAGGCTCTTGATATTCTCTGTCTGATCTGATGGTAGGTGCATCAGATTATCTCGATGATGCTTTCCATCAGGTTGCTTAGTTCCAAAGAGGGTGGACATAGAAGCCACACCAAAGCCTGCATCCCACTTGTTATTACCAGTGTGGTGCTCTCTTAGGACAGTTCCTTTGGATGCAAGGAATTGTCTAATTCCCTCATCTTGCGTGAGAAAAGATTGAAAGGCGTTACGCTCCACGATCCATTCCGATGGTGCATATACGTTAGTCCAATCGGTAATGAGCTGTCTGATTTGTGCAGGCGTAGGACGCGTAATCTTGATAGCGTCCACAATGTAGCGCTTATGAGATGTCCGATCAACCGCATAACAAACTGCCGCTGTGTCTCCGACCATTGCTGGGTCCAATCCACAAACAAAACTGAAACCGTTGAGGTCTTTGGGATGACCTGGACTGCCAGGCACCAATCGACCTGCTTTTCGCATTCCATCGATAGAGCCTTTCACACATACAGGGTCAAAGATTGCATCATCAGATATATCTTGCTGCTGATAAATCAATGCCCACGTAGATGCGTCCATAGCTTGACGCTCGTTATAGAGGTTACGTCCAGACCAGCGAGGCCAGAGGCCTTCTTCGGTCTTCTGTTCTTCAGGTTGTCCATCAAAGGGTTGATCTGAGTAAGGCCAGAGGGTAACCCATTTCTCAGGGTCTTCGTTGGGTTCTAATAGGGCTGGCATCGCTAGATAGGTCCAAGGCACGAGGCCGCCTGGGTATCTATCGGGATTGCGTAATTCTTTGTATAAATCTACTGCAGCTACGCGGGTACCGATAACGATGAGCTTGCCTGTCGGGTTGAGACGGGAGCGTACATCTTGGGTAAGCCACTTGATCTGTCGTTCAAAGTCATTTGCATTCGAGAGGGTAACTGCGTCGTCTATCAGAATCATATCGGCACGCTTACCGTAAATCTGACCACCGATACCGACTGCCTCGATATTCGGGTCCTTCTCAGAAGATTCTCTGAGTTCATCACCGAAGGTGACACGGGTCTGCTGCCAGGAGGCAGTCTTAGATTTGAACCCAACCCCAGCGGCGTATGCCTGCTGTAGTTCTTCGTACATTGGATGCGTCAGTCGCTGCTTGATAGCATAAAGGAAGTCTGCGGCTAGACGCTGGGTTTGGGAAACTATGAGAACTCTAAAGTTCGGGTTATTGACAATCTTCCAGGTTACGTAGTCTACGGTGACCGTAATGGACTTGGCGTGGTTTGGCGGGATGTTGATAAGGATGCGGTTATCTGCCAGACCCTTCTCATACTTCATCGAGGTATGCAGCCAGCTGGGGTCTCTACCTTCAATCACATCTATCAGGTTCTGCTGATGAGAGAAAGTCTTAGAACGCAGGAAGCGTTCTCTAAACTGAGCAAATGTCAGGTCATCTAGAG